TATGGGTCTGCTAGGATAAATACTCCAAAACCTTGTATTGGTTATGAAGTATTTGGTCCGTCTAAACCAGTGACTCCGACATTCATTAATAACTCCGGGCTTAATGGAGTTCCTACTCTCTCCTATGTCACTATAAATGGTGAGTCTTGGATGCGAGTGCAGTGGACAGCTCTAACTACAGGAGTTGCTGCATCGTCAGTAATCGCATTCCATACAGCGCTGCCATTCCCTGTTGGTTTCGATACGATGACGATGGAATACCAGATGGAGGCTCCCACCCTGGTAGCCTGCATTAACATAAGCGTAGGTGCTGCTATCGGAGCAGATGCTTCTTATGTCAACGCTGTTTTCTCCCCGACACTTGGCTTACTGGGTACAACAGCTAGTAACAGTGATCTTCGCGGGACACGCGGAACTCAAGCTGTAGTGCTTGCCAGAGAGCGTTTGCTAGCAACTCGTGGTGCAACTTTACTTGCGTCTAATACAGAACTTACGCAAGCTGCATTTGATATTTTCCGTATTAATCTAACCATGGATGGAGCACAGACTACCGCCGGTCAAGTGTTCACATTCTATTTCCGTAGTCTGTACGTAGGCTCTGCTCCACGAAAGGCGCGCTTAGCGATAGTAGCTGACGATGGAGCTAAGTCCTGGTTTAGGCGTGGAATGCCTATTCTCAACAAATACAACATCCCCGCTACTGCTGCTATTATCCAGGCAGGCAGTGCGAATGCTGATTCTCTGAGCGCTGCTGCATACGCAGGAGACTTCTACATCAACGCCTACGAATTGAAAGACTTCATCGCTGCTGGTAATGCCTGCGTAGGTCACGGAACTAACAACGCTGGGGCCGCTAATTTGTTCGCGGGTGTCTACGCAGAGGCTAATTTTGCTACTGCAGCACTGGCTACAGCTGCTAGATTAGCAGACATGAATCTCTCTAGATCCTACATACGGGATAAACTAGGGGTTGATGAACGATCAGCAGCCTGCTATTGCTGGCCTCAAGGTGTATGGTCAAATAGCGCGGGAGTAGGAGCTGGCCCTGCTGAGACTGCTCTGTTAGATGCAGCCTACGCTGATGGTTATAGGCTCGGTCGATCTGCTACATTTCTCCCTTACGCAGGTACAACTATTGGAGCAGGTAATCCCTATCTAGCTCAGAACTACCGGCTGATGAGCCCTAAAAATCATGCCTGGTTAGTGGGTTCTCTTGGCGGAATGCACCAATACGCTGGTACTGTATCCGGTGAAGTATTTAACATCAACGCCATCTGTAATGTTATCATCCCTGAAATGGCAGCTTCTGGTTTAGACTATCATACGCTATTCCATCAAGTTGTTAGCGATGGTGCAGAAGCAGGGGCGGCAACTAACATTAGCGTAAGTAATCTGACGCGTATTTGTGAAGCTCTTGCGCAGCAAGTTCAATCTGGCAAGCTAGACATGGTGCTTATGCCTGATTTCATCGACCCTGTTAACCTGAAAGGTTAAATCATGTCTGGCCCTTATGTCAGTCCTCTTCTACTGGGAATATCTCAAAGTACTATCACCAGTACAGGGATTACTCAAGCTTCGGGAAAGCTACTATTCACGCACTGCTGTAAGTTAGTAGCCCATGCTGCTGGCGGTGCATTCATTCTGCCATCAGCTGCTCTACCTGGCTCTATGATCATGGTGTTAAATACAGTTGCATCTACATTTGCTGCTGCTGTATTTCCTCCTGTTGCAGCAGTATCTATCGATGGAGCTCCTGTAACGAACAACGGCCAAATCAACGAGTTGCCAGCCAACACTGCATTCTCTGTACCTTCGGGTAAGAATGCTATCTTTATGCCTGTTCCTGATGGTACTGGGCAGCGCTGGCTGGCATTCTTAACTGCGTAAAATGACAGCTGCTGTAGAAACTATTGGAGCATCAAGAGATGAAGCGATCGAAGCTGCGAAGCGGGATCTCAACTTCTTTGCCTCTCTCTGCATCCCGGACGTCTATCTTTTTCCATTTCCCTTGGTGTTCGTTGCTATCTGGCAGCTGCTCACCTCAGATGCTGTTAAACCATCTGGCCAAACTAGACTCTGCATTGGTCTCCCGAGAGGTTTTGGAAAGACGATTCTCCTCAAGCTCTACGTAGTTTGGCTGATTCTGTTCACTGATCGTAAGCTAATTCTAGTTATCTGCAACACTGCGTCATTAGCTGAGAACTTCATTGCAGACGTTGTAGATATTCTAAGTAGCCAAAACATTATAAATCTATTCGGCGACTGGAGACTTGCTCTTGAGAAAGATACTCAACCTCTTAAGAAATTTACTTTTAGGGGTCGTCCTATTAGTCTTGCTGCCCTTGGTAGCAATAGCTCTCTCCGTGGTCTTAATATCAAGTTCGTCAGGCCGGACGCTATTATCATGGATGACATGCAATCCCGGGAAGAAGCAGAGTCTCCAGTGGAAAGCGAGAAGGGACTGACCTGGATGCTTGGTACGCTGATGAAAGCTAACAACAAAGTTAGGTGCCAGTTTGCTTTCGTCGGTAACATGTATCCGTTTGAAGGAAGTATTCTTAAGAAGCTAAAGACGAATCCTGCTTGGACTTCCTTCATCTGTGGAGCAATTCTAGAGGATGGTAATTCGATCTGGCCGGAGCTAAGAAGTGTAGAAGATATCTTAGATGAGTTAGAGAATGATATCTCTATGGGGCATCCAGAGATATTCTATAGTGAAGTGATGAATGATGAGGAAGCAGGTAATCGCGCAGGTATAGATATTACCAAGATTAATTATTATAAACCCGCTGAAGGCGAGGAGATGCCTCATATAGCGGAAGCAGGTTTTATAATAATTGATCCGTCTACGGGCAAGAAAAAGAACGATAAAGTTGCTATCGGTTGTCAACTGATATTCGATGGGAAGCCAGTATTATGGGAAGTAGACGTAGGTGCTTACAACCCAAAACAGCAGATCGAAAAGAGTATCGAGATGGCTGTGCGAAATGGTGTGATGGTAATTATTGTAGAATCTGTAGCCTATCAGCAGACACTATGTTTCTGGATGGAAGAAGCAAAAAGACGCTATGGACTGACAGGACTAAGGATTCTGGAGATATACCCTGGCACGACTCTGAAAACTTCCCGGATACTTAATGCCTTGAAACTATTAACTTCTCCGGGCCGGCTGCTACAGATCCACACGAGAACTAAGTCAATTGTTCTGCACCAGATTGTTCACTTCAACCCAATGCGTACTACCAATGTTGACGACGCATTGGATTTGCTGGCTTACGGATATCCTGCGATACAGCAGTTTGGGCTTCTCCTTCTCAAACCATTTGAGATTTCAGATTACTCAACACAAGCTTCTTTTAGCGACACGCTAGAATTAGCCTTTTAAGGTACTACAATCATGGCAACCAACTCTCCTCCGATCTCTCTCGACACACAAGATTGCTTTGTTCGCTACGTTGGCGAAGCAGTGCGACTTTTGGGTAGTGCATATAATTTCAGAAGTCGGATGGAGCAGATAGATAGAATCTATCAGCGTGAGATCGACTTCACTAGCGCACAGCGTCGAGCTAAAGCTGCTAACATGGGCGGTGATGCGTCTAAGATGCAGAATGTGACACTCCCTGTTGTCATGCCGCAAGTAGAGAGCTTGCTGACTGAACTCTCTAACATCTTTCTGAGTAGCTATCCGCTATTTCCTGTATTCTCCAAGCCGGCGATGATAGATGCTGCCTTGCAGATGGAAACAATTATCGGAGAGCAAGGCATACAGTTTGGATGGGCGGCTGAACTCCTGCAAGCCATGAGAGATGGCCTCAAGTACAATCTCATGGCCGTGGAGGTTGAATGGGTTACTAAGAAAGTTTACTCCGTTGGAAATGATGCTTCTGTCAGCATCACCCACGGTGTTCCTACAGAGACTCTCTTTGCAGGCAACGCCCTCAAGCGGATCAATCCGTACAACATTATCCTAGATACGCGTGTTCCTCCCTATGCTATACACACGCGAGGAGAATATGCTGGTTACACCGAGATGATTTCTCGGATAGAATTGAAGCAACGCTTTGCTGAATTAGATCCTACTAGGACAATGAATGCTAAAGAGGCATTCGAGTCAGGTAGTGGAGAAATCAGCACAACTTCTTCTAGCAATGCTTACTTCATTCCTCAGGTAAATCCATTTGCGCTACTTGATCCTTCAGTTAATCAAGTTGGTCGCTCCATAAATTGGCACGCCTGGGCCGGTCTGGATGAAAATAGAGCCATTCAATACAGTGATATGTATGAATTCACTGTACTCTATGCACGCATCTTGCCTAAAGAACACAAGATCGTAGGGGCTAATGGCAATACGCCTCAAATCTATAAGATGATTGTCATCAATCGCAAGGTTTGCATATTTGCAGAAAGGCAAAGTAATGCACATAACTTTCTACCCATCATTGTTGCACAAGCCACAGAAGATGGTCTTGATTGGCAGTCCAAATCCTTCGCAGACAACGCTGCTCCATTTCAAGCACTTGCATCAGCACTATACAATTCTGGTATCGAGTCTCAACGTCGCAAGGTCTACGACAGACTGATCTACGATCCGTCCAGAATTAACAAGGCCGACATTGACAAGACTGATGTGGTAGCTCGTATCCCAGTTAAATCTGAGGCATATGGTAAACCTGTTAGCGAGAGTCTCTATCAGGTTCCATATAAAGATGATCAGGTAGCTACAATCTTCAGTACTGCACAGCAAGTGCTGGAGATGGCAGACATAGCTAACGGCCAGAATCGCGTGCAACGTGGGCAGTTTCAGAAAGGAAACAAGACGCGGCATGAGTTTCAGGATACGATGGATAACTCTAATGCGCGTCCACGTATGACTGCGCTGGTTCTAGAGAATCGCTTCTTCACTCCGATTAAGACGGTTCTCAAGCTGAATACTTTGCAGTATCAGCCAGCTGCTGATGTGTACAATCGCAATAGCAAGACGAACGTTAAGATTGATCCTGTTGCTCTGCGTAAAGCTTCGGTAGAATTCCGTATGGCAGATGGCTTGATGCCCACGGATGCGTTCATCAACATGGATCTGTTTACTTCTATCCTTCAGATGGTTGCGCAGTATCCACAGATTCTTGCGGAGTACGATATTGTTGGTATGATTTTCTATTGGCTTAAATTGGAAGGAGCAACATGGGTAGATGATTTCAAAGTGCAACAACAATCTGTTCAACCTCAA